TAGACTTGATTACAACAGTTTCAATCTTTCCATCAACTGAAGCACCTTTAACTGCTGCTGTAGTGACATCGCCCCAGTCTTTTGGAACTGGAATATATTTTTCTGTGGTAAATTTAATGATATCTGCTGGAGAAATTGTAAACAAATATTTCCACAAGTAACCATCCGCACCATTGCCTGCAACCTGTGGAACTGTATCTACAAAATTTGGTTCGTTTAATGATTTTTGACCAGTTGGGTAATCTGGATTTGCTCCATTATTCAAGCAAAGATAAACTTTGAATTCGGAGTTTACAACATAAAATCGAGACTCATACAGAGTTTTTGAACTTGTTTGTGGTGCTGCATTATAAACATCATAATTATTTCTATACATGTCATAAGTGACACCTGAAGTCCAATCAACTCTAGGTACTACTCTTGCAACATCATTTGTCGTAACTCTTTTCAAAAAGAGCATAGAATCATGATATGAATCCTCTTGCTCAAAGGAATCCTTTGGTTCTGGAGGATTTGTTGACCAATCACTCGTTCCATAATTACCAATTGCAGTATTATTTGGATTTGGATGACCCAAGAAAGTGTAATAATAATTAGCGGTCGTACCAATACCCGTCAAACTTTTTGAAAAAGTTTCCGCATTCAATATTCTAAATTGATCAGTGATTATGGCAGGCATGTCGAGCGTTTTTTTGATTATTTATACTGAATTTAGTAAGCTACTCTTAATTGCAGGAGTCTTGACACATGTGCTGATGTTTCAATACCAGCGATTCCATTTTGATTATAGAAAGTAAATGACTTAGCAGTAGATACTGATCTAGTTCCTGTATTTATGGCACCCCAACTATATGTTCCAAAAGTTGCAGAATTTGGTTGATTTGCAGTATTAATTCCTGTAAGAGAATTGACATTAGCAGATACACGAATTGTTGAAGATCCAATAGAAGTAACTTTACTTGCATAGTAAACATTATCAATGAAACTATTACCTATAGCAACAACAGAATTCACATCTCCAATAATTGATGTAACTCCTGCACCAAGAGTAGTATTTCTAATTACAAAATAATCTCCAACAGCAATTCCTGGTTTAGAAACTTTACCTGCAGGGGCAGCACTATCATAAATCACATCACTTGGTCGTAAGTCGAATTCAATCATCGGTGTTGTAGTGTTAATGCCACTGGTACTAGCACCAATACTGGTAATCACACCATAATCACCAGAATAAGTAACATTCTTAAATTCTTCCACAACCACTGTAGTTCCAACACCAACTACTCTAATATCATTCAATGTTTGTCCAAGATTATCTACATTCTGGAATGCCCAAGAATCATTGATGTACATCTTAGTTGAAGTCTCATCAAAAGGAGCAATAAGATTACTTGCTGGGAAATATTGTGGTTCAAGATAATCTCTTTCTTTGGAGATAACAATACCATCAATAATTAAGTCAGAAGTCTGTTTAGTCCATTCTACAGGTCTCTTAAATGTGGAATCAGTTACAATGCCAACACCACCATATGTTTCAGTCTCTACAGTATCAGAAGCAATCAATTCATAAATGATTCTCTGATTTTGTGAAGAAATTCTATCTTGCTGTTGTAGTCTAAGTCTATCACCAGGTTTGATTGATTCATCAACATCAATTTCTCTGAAGTCAGCAGAAGAACCAGTATAGAAGTAAATTCTAAAATTACTTCCAGGTTTTGGTGCTTCTTTAAATTCTAATCGTGTACCACTTGTAAACACATAATCAACATTTGGTTTTTGTAAGACATCATTTAAGAATATCAACAGATTGTTAGCAAGTATGATTCCAGAACCCTGTTTTGCTACAATACTGTAGTATTCTTTGTTTACAGTTGTTCTAGTAAGTAAGAATGATTTTCTAAAACCATTGAATTGATTGCTGAAATCATCCAGTTCAAGAAGTTGACCAAATGTCCATCCAGCAAACTTATCTTGATACTTATTGACGACAGTAACTACAAAATTACTTGTTCCAATTCCTACTGTATTGAATGGAATACCAGTGAGTGAAAGAACATCACCAACTTCATAACCTGATCCACGATCTGACATATTGAAGTTTACAATACTTCCACCAGTACCAACTACAACATCCATTTTGGCACCAGATCCATTGCCACCAACAAGACCTAGATTTCTATATGGGGCAGGGGCCTCAACTGTAACTAATGGTGGGTTTGATGCACTATATCCAGAACCTCCTGCAGCAACAGTAAATCCAGTTATAACACCATTTGCCACAGTTGCAATTACTGAAGCACCCACACCAACGCCAAGAGTGTCAGCGATAGAAACTCTAGGAGCACTTATGTACCCAGATCCACCTGTAGAAACTCCAACAGATTGGACGGCACCACTGGAAACAGTTGCAAATCCAACTGCTTGTCTTGGAATTTGATATCCACTACCAATACCAACTGAGAACTCGTTGATAATACCACCTTTTGGAAGATCACCATTTGGTCCAGTTCCAGTGAAGTCAATAGTTTGACCAACACCAGTTATCTGATAATCTGAATTTTGAATAGATCCAACATCACCAAAGAATGGTTTTTGGAAAATATTGTCAATGAGAATAGCACCAAAACTAGAGTTAATTCCTGTAACTGTTTGTCCATTTAATTTGAGATCAAATGTATCAGTAGAACCATCAAACTGCTCAGAAATATCATCGAGGATTACATTATTAGTATAATCTAGTCTATAATATGCTCTACCAGCAAATGTAGATTTGGTGGTTAAACTTCCAATTCCAGTTGGACCATATGGAACATCAGTGAAGTAAAGTTTTCCATGATCAATTCTATAGTCTCCAGAAAGAACTGTGGTTGCAGCACCTACAGTATGTGCAGCGGCAACTGTTCCCATTTGACCACGAATGACAGCAAGTCTGTTTGTTAATCCAACTCCTACTAACTGAACTTTAAGTATCTCATCTTCAATCTTAATAAGAGACTTACCTTTGATATTTGAGATATCATTTACTGTTACTGTGGTTGAACCAATTCCCACTGCTTGTGAGAGACCAATACTAACATCCTTTCTGGCAACAGGACTTTGAATTATATTATCAACTGTGATAATTGCTCTAGAGGTTGCAACATCACTTGGAACTGCAAAACTATGTGTAGATCCAATTCCTGTTATTGAATCGAAATCAACAGATGTTCCTGCAGTAGCCTCAGATGATCCTATTGCAAGTTTGAATTGATCATCAGTAATCTTAATAGCAAAAACTTCACTTGGTAATTTATCAGTTGCAGCAATGCCAATTCCTGGAGAACTTGTAGTATTGATTCCAATAGTTGTGCCAGTATTCTGTGAATTATTGGTTGGAGAATATACAAGTCTTTCTCCAGTATTGAAATTATGTCGAGGGATTGTTATTGTATTTGTTGATGTATCAATTGCTGCTGGGTCAAAGGTATGATAGAAAAGAGTATCCCCACCAGTAAAGACAGAGAATGTGGACATACCCACTATTCCACCACCAATACTAGTTGTATATCCAGTAAACTGAGAACTGATATCATCAATCAGTAATACCTTGTTTGTAATTGATTCGTTGTAATCGGTGATCACCTTAGAATCAAATATAATAAACTTAGACAAGTTTGATACATTTGTATCTTCAGACGCAAGATCATAGAACATTCTGGTATGTACAGATGCACTACTTGGAATTACAACATCAAGATCAAGTTGAGTATCTGTAATACTCATTCCGACTCTGGTTCCAGCACCATTAAGGACTTGAAGATCTGAGAAATTTTTGTAACCAGAAGTGTGATCTAAACTATTGACAGACTCTTTCCAATGCTCATATGCAACTTCACCACGAATACTGTATGAGAATCTTTGATAATAGTCACTATCGTGAATATTTTGTAAAGAGGAATTTAATTTACCAATATCGTCTTTCCATTCACTTGCATCTTCTACTGTGCTTCCAACATTTACATCAAAATCAAACTCAAATACATCTTCAACAGTTGCTTTAAAGTTTCCAACCTGTCCTCTAATAATATCTCCTTTCTTGAAGGATTTTGAAACATTTTTAACCTTTAATGTTTGAGTTTGTGCATCCCATCCATTTGAAGCAACAGATCCAAATACTTCTCCACTATTCAGAATAATTTTTTCATTTTCTAAGAATTGAATCTTTTCGAACTCTGGAGTAAATACCGCCAATTCATCTGCTTTGATAACTCTACCAAATGAATTTGTTGCATCAAATGATCCTCCAGTAGATCCAATTCCTGCAATAGAATACGATACACTTTCTGTTCCAGATACAGTGTTAATTCCAGTTACAGTAAAGTAACTATAGTCATAATCACTGGAATTATATCCATCTGCAGTATTTGTGATTTTTATATTTTCAACGAAAATTTTATCATTGATTGCAAATGGGAATGGATTTGCTGTAGTAAATCCAGCATTAGGTGCTCTAAGAGAAAGAGTATTTGTTCCCAAACTAGAAACAGCATTAGTTACTCTAACGCCATTGGAATTAACTGTTGGAACAATTCTAAGATCTTCGCTCAGATTACTATCATTGGAGATAATTTCAACATTAAACACTGAACTACTTTGAAGAGTTGTTCTAGTCTGAATATTTGTGTTTCCGATAGCAACTACAATTGGAGCAGATGTGTAATTTCTTCCTCCTGTATTGATTCCAATGCTCTTCAGAGTTGAAACATTTTTTAATTTGAGAACTACATTTGAATCTGCTTTTGGTGTTAAGGTTTTATCTTCTAAGAATTCAATTCCTTGCTGAATTACCTTATCATCAGAAATTTGACCAATATCTGTAGCATTTACCTTTAAGATAGCAGCAGATCCAGTAGTTGATGCGATTGATGTTACAACTGGAAGTTCTTTTAAATCTTTTCCAGAATTGACAACCTTGACAGAATGAATTCCACCTTTCTCAAAAGTAGAACTTGTAGAATAAAATGCACTACTAAATCCTGCAGCAGTATATGAGGTTGTTTCTGCACTTCCAACTAAAGTAAAGTCAAATGTAGTAGATCCAACTGATGTGATTCTATGCTTTTTGCTATACCTGGACTCAACTACAGAAATATTTGAATATAAATTTACATCGGTATCAGCAGATGTTGGGTAAGTATTTGTATACTTTATTCCATCACCTTCAATTCTGTAGAATAGTTCTTTTGGAAGATCATTTGAAACATCAATACTAATTACTGTGGATGTATTTGAATCTCCAAATGTTCCTATTTTTTTAATTGAACTAGACTCATATCTAGATTCAAATTTATTATCCGTATAGAAGTTAATATCATAGTCGATAAGACTTGCATCTGAGGCAGCAATAGAAACTTTTCCACCTCTGTAAAACTCTAGTCTTGGATTGATCTTAGATATTTCATGTGTTCCATGACCTTGATTTGAGATTATAATATTTTCATATGGGAACTTAGAAACATCTAATTTATTATCAGCTAATTTGATCTTATCATCAGAAATTTTAATTACATAATACTCTCTATTATTTTGTAGTGGAGTTGCTATACCAACAGAGTTTGTATAGATTACAATGTCACCAGTCTCAAAATCATGTCTCTCAATAGTAATTTCTGATGTTGATCCAACAGCAACTGCAGTAGAAGCAAAAGATACTGGATTAACTACAAGTTTCTTTGCTACATTATTGAACTTAAATGCATATTCTTGTGTTCTACTAGGAGTTACATTTAATCTAACTTCATCCTTTTGCTTTAATGTATGTTGAGTATCAAGAACAACTTGTGCAGATACTTTTTTAGCAACAGCAGTAAGATTTTCCTTCTGCACCTCAAATGAATGATTGTTACCATTTACACTCGTAAAGTAAATGTAAGCGGAGGTAGAAATTCCAGACTTAGTTGTTGAAATACCAATAAAATCTTTTGCAAATTTTACCGTATATAAAGATGATGCAACATCATCAAGCAAGAAAGTACTACTAAGATCAAAATTTGGAGATGCAAAGACAGATCCACCAGCAGAAACATATTCTACTTTGTCACCAGTATTAAATCTGTGATTTGGAAGATATATTGCTCTAGGAGGAACGGAAACTGTAATATCTGTGCTACCAGCAACTCCAACAACTACTGAACTATATGTTGTTCCGATTCCAACAGAATTTGGTGCATCAAATGTCTGCTTGTGTCCAAAATCAATATTTTTGTTTTCTAATTTGGTTTCAAATTCAAATGTAAAGAGTGTTGGAGTCTTACTTACTGCAACACCATTATTATGTGCAGTTGCTGCAGTATTATTATGTGATCTGGTAACTTTATATTTGTTATTGACTGTATCAACATTAGTAATCAACATTTGTTCATTACCAATTGTGATTACATCACCCTTACTAAATTTGCGGGTGATTGTAGGTTCTGATATTTGAATTGATGTAGAAAGACCTGTGACAGTAGTTGCAGCAATACCAGCAGAAAGAGTGGAAGAAACTGTACTTACACCAACGGTTCTAAATCCTTCAATATTTTTGTAGAGTGATGAAGAAATACCAGAAATTTCTACAATATCAGAATCGACAAATCCATGAGGTAGTGTAGAAATACCAGTTATCTTATTATCTTTTACTGATAAAGATATATTTTCAACTACATTATCAGTTGTTGTTATTGAGTTAATATTTCTTCCGAGAATTTCTTGAATTTCGGCATCAATAGATGTGTCAGAAAGATTAACCTGTTCTCCAACTTTGTAATTTTTTCCAGAATTTTCTACAGTAACAGAATTAATTTTAGAACTCTTTACTGAAGATACTTCAATGATAGAATTGGATTGTAATATTTCAGAAAGGAAAGGATAATCTCTAGAAGGATCATCTAATCCTAATTGCGTCACAACTCTCTTATACTCGCCACTATTCAGATGTTCATCTAATTGATTAACTGATAAGTCATAATTAAATTCATCAGAGTGATTGTAATGGGATTTAGTGATATATGGATATGCAAGATTTCCATTAACATCTAATGTTGAGAAATATGCATATGTTCCATTTGGAAAATCTGAGTTTACAAGATATCTACCATTATATTCATCAAGATCACCACTTGCTTTATAGACATAATCTTGTGCAAAATATCCATTAGCGAAACCAGGTGGTCTTAAATCAGGTGTTGTGACTACATCTACCTCATAACTTGAATATATTTTCTTAACACCACCAGTTCCAGTATTATCAGGAATTGCTTTTCCATTTCCATATGGACCATAGATTGGGTTTCCATCATATGCCCAACCAATGATTGGTGAATGTGAAAGACCAGTGGTTTTTTCTGCTAGTGCTCCTCCACCTTGAGTGACAATATTGTCACTAAGTAGATTTCTATAAAATTTACCTGGATAGAATGAAACTAATTTATTTTGTCTTGATGATGAAATTGATTTAGTTTGAACCAAATCTTTATATAAAACATTACTCAGAATATTTGAATATCTTTCAATATTATTAATTTTCCATTCGTGAACTTCAGAATTTAATTTTACATCCTTTCCTGTTGGAATAACTTCAACAACTGTATCATCGTCATACCCACTTCCGCCATCAATGATAGTAATTGCAGTAATTACACCATTAACAGTGGTTGCAGTTAGTTCTGCAAGTCTTCCCTTTCCAACAACTCTTACAGTTGGTGGTGTAGTATATTCAGATCCTCCATCTGCAATATAAACACTTTGAATTTTTCCTGCAGACACTAAAGGTCTAATGTCAGCATCTTTTCCTGTAAGAACTTTTACTTGTGGAGTCTTATTGTAATTTACAATGTCACTCGAACCATATCCAACTCCACCAGAGCGTATGAAGACACTTTCTAAACTACCACGCACAACTGGAGTTCCAGTCGCATTGTAATATGATGGAACACTGGTAGTTTCGCCAACAGATACTAATCCATTTATTGAAACTACAATATCAGGATATTTGAAAGTGTGTGTCCCAACTCCAACACTAGAAAGATCAGCATAAACTTGATTATCATAATTTACACTAGTAATACTTGACGCTGTTCCTGCTTCACTTAGTTTAAATCTATGATTAT